TTGATAAATTCCTCCATCATTTCTCTGAATTCTGGCGTTGGTGTTCTGTCCTCGTTGATCCACTTCGATTTGCCGTTCGCTCCTGGTTCCATGCAAAGTGGTAGTCCTGCTGATGTTGATATATCTATAGGTTCCAATCCTTGTATGCCCTCTCCTGAAAGTGCTTGGTCTAGTGTTAAAGTCTCCGCTAACATGGTTCTTCCTCCTGTGTACCGGGTAAGTACTCCTTGCGCCTCCTCTATGAATTCGTTGCTCAGAATGTGGTTCTTTCCTTGAAGTTCTTTCAGTCCTCTGTCCATTGGGTGGATTCCGTTGTAACTCCTGAGAATGCTCGGTGCTGTGATTGGTGCTGTAACTTCTCCGTGAATGATCGATCTCCTGACTTTGGTTTTGGTCGGCTCGAAGGGTGTTGGTATGGTTCCGATCGGAAAGCCGATAACATTGTGGTCTCCTGCTGGTGCAATGTCCATTTGGTACTCCAGTTCTTTTGATTCTTCAAAGAAAGTCTCCATGCTTTCAATCAATTCTTTTGTAATTAGAACTGATTCTCCTTGCCCGAAAGCGTTTCCTAAGAAATGCATTCCGCAAATCTTCCTCTGTCTTGTTGCATCCAAAACTAGCAATGGTGCCCCGCAATCTCCTGCAACAGTGTGCATATTGGAATATCCTATTGCCGTACCTGCTGGTATCTCGGTTTCTTGGTGTTCTTGTGTGTGCTGTATAATGTAAGGTTGTGGTGCTTGCATGTAAACGATCTCGCCATCTCTTCTTGTGATGAGTCTGCATCCTGGAAGTACTTTCCAATTTAAATCGCTGTCTTTCATGAGGTGATGTGTGTTTGATGTGTGTGGTGCCATGGTTTTGGGAAACAAAAGTAGCACAATGTCTAATTCGGGGTGCGATACTGCTTTGATGTCTGTCCATTTGTATTCTGTCTCTTCCGGTCCTCCGTCCTTTCTGTAGCGTGTTATAACTACGTCATGTCCCTTGAGTAAATGATAAGAGTGCTTGTTTAACCAAGCTTTCCTGCCTGAATAAAAGAATATCTGAGAAAGTCTGTGGATTGCTCCTGCGCTCTTGATATCGTAGATATTGTTTGAAATAGATTTGCTAATGCCATCTGCGTTCTGATCTGCTGATCCTTCGTAGTTGAATTTGACGTAGTTCTTCTTGCAATATTTTAAATAGGCGTCTCCATCTGTTGAGCTGGTAATGACGTCAATGACTTCTTGCGATGCTCCCATTCCTTCGAGTGCTTTCTCGGTTCCAAAAGCGGTCCTCATTGCGATGAAAAAGTTTTCTCGTTTCTTCTCTAGATTGTTAATTGTCTTCTGTGAAAATGTTGATTCTGCCATGTTCTCAAATTGGTGTAGTGCTTGTTTTGTGACGATCTTGAAATCTCCTTCTTGCAAAAATGATGTATCAATCTTGCGCATCTGTATTTCGTTTCCTTCTTTAACAAGTAGTCCAAATTTTGGTAATTCGTTTTCTCTTTGCATAAGCACTGTCCTTGATCTGTTCGATAGTTGTGCTCCTTTGTCACTGCGACTTTCTAAAGTAAAACTTCTGATTTGCTTTGATTTGTTTTCCTTAACCATGTGGTGTGTTTTGTGTTTGTTGGAGAGCTGTGCTCCCTTTTCTGAATGTGATTCGTATTTCCTCCATGCCTGGACCTCTCCTTTGTGAACTGTGTAGAATGTCTCTGTCTGATCTGCTTCGTTGCTCCAAGTCTCTGCTAATACTGCGTCGTCCTCGTCTTCTGTCTCGCTGGTAACTTTCGATCCGAAAATGTTCTCTGAGAGTGCGTTGATGATGATCTCGACTAAAATCCTAACTGAAACTACTAATCCTATCATAACGAACTGATTGTGGTGTGCCATCATGCATAGTTTAATTGCTAGTGTTTTTAAGAAACCTACTGTTGCCTTGAAAAGTGAAATAATCCTGTTGCCCACTACGTATGCTATGTGTGTTAGTAAATCTGTTGTGGGTATGACTCCTTCTGTTGCAAGTTCGTCGAATGCTTCTGCGGCTGTTGGATTCCATCTCATGAGTGTGTAATAATCGTCGTGGAAGGGTATTCTTCCTTCGTAACTCCGTCTCAGTAAGTGCATGTGCTTCTCTTTTAGAAAGTCCCAAGCTGGGTTGAACCTAAGTCCTTCTGTGTCGTAGTTGTCTAAGTTAAAGCCATTCTCGTAGAGTAACTCCCATACTTGCGCGATATCTTCTTTGAAAAGTTCCTTGTTCAGTCCTGTGACTACTGTGTTGTCCAATAGATGTGGGTCCCACAATAGCTGTCCTAGATAAAACTTGATTGGGTATGTGTTTTCGTGCTGTCCTCTGCCAAAAACCCAGTCGAACCATCCTTGGTGTGTCATCCTGCATGGTAGTGAAATGTGACAGAAGCTGTGATTTGGTGCTTCCTCGTTGTGTTGTTCTCTCTTCATCTCAGTGCCTGTGATACTGGACGGCGCTGAAATAACTCCTACTAGCTTTGCTATACACCTGTGTGTGATGATTGATTCTTTCTTTTGTCCTTGTTCGGTCCTCTCTCTGTGCTTTTGTTGCTTGATGCGTAACTTTGCTCTTAGTAAGTTGACTAGTGTTTCATAGGTAACGTTTTTCTTGGCTTCGCCATCTAACATCACGTCGAATGATCTTTCCGCATCTTTCCCTGTCTTCTTTAGAACGACATGGATGTCGAATCTTCGGGCTAACGCATCTGGTGATCTGATGCTCTTAATAGTAGTGGATGCGAATCTAGTTAAGTTGGTTGTTGCGACAATGAAGGAGCTTCTAAAGTAACCTTTATTTTTCTCCTCGAGGTCCGCCATTGGTATCTTAAATGGATTGTCTCCTACTGCTTGAATGAGCTCGCAAAATTCCGGATCGGGTGATCCTTCTGTGTCTGCCACCTGTCCAAAATCGTCGTAAAGAGTGCAAAATTGCCCTCGGTATCCCGACCAGTATTTTTCTTGTGGATTGCGCACATAGATGTGATTTGTGATAGTCTCATTTGGAATGTCTCCCCATTTGATGTTTTCCTCTCCTACGTCCCTCACCAATTCGTTCACCATGTAGCTCTTTCCCATGCCTGGTTTCCCTGAAATGAGGATGCTGATTGGTTCGCATCGATGTCCTGCTAGTAAAATGCCTGAGGCTGTTACTCTCTTTGTCCATGATTGTACTTTTTGGTTGTAAGTTTGAATGAGCGGAATGAGTTGTCCTTTCAATCTGAGTTTTTCTGCTTCTTGAACTAATGTCTTGTAAAGTGCTTGTAATTCGAAGACTCTCTTTTGTGCTGCCCAGTCTGATTCTAAGTTGACTAAGTGCTTCTGTTCGAATTCTTCGACTCCTGTGATAAAATCTGTGTATGATGTTAACTGCTGTGCCAAGTTCTCCACTTCCCATTCGCGTCCTGTGATTGTCCTGTAAATGAAAGGTAAAAGCTCTTTGATTGCTTCTGTGATGATCCTTGAAAGTCCATTGACTGATGCTAGAGTGTATCCTAATGTTGCTGTCTTTGAAAAGATTCCAATAAACTGTCCTGCGCTATATCCTCCCATAACAATACAGAGTAAAACTCCGACTGCGCTGGGTATCCATGTAAATGGTTTGCTTGCGTCCTGAAAAAGCATCTTGGCCGGAAAAAGTGGCCAGACGATGTTTCCTAAAGTTGAAATGGAAACGCCTAGATTTGTGATGATCAAAGTCATTGCCTGACAACAGACGAAAGTGTCATTGGATTTTAGTAGAATTCCTAGTGCTAGCATGACTGAAATCAGAGCTGCTGACATTGTTCCCACGAATTGCTTAAAAACTGTTGTAACAAAATTTCCTAATCCTGTGAAAGCCATAGCTGCATTAACAGCGAGTGCTGGTAAGCTGAATTGGTAATCCATCTGTTTTGAAAAGTTTCTTAGTTTGTGTATCCAAGTCTCAGTCCATCTATCCTGTCTTGACATGATAAGTTCGAATTCCTTTCCGAAGTAGTCCACCTTGAGTAAAATAAGTTGTTTTGGGTGTTCGAAAACTGGAAGTGGTCTTCCATTGCTTTTGTTTGCTAGTGAATGTAGTCGTCCTGAAAATAAATGATCTCTGTTAATTCTTCGCTTTTGTGATTCCTGCGCTCCTTGGTAGAATTTCTGCGGCTTCGCTGAGTCAGTTAAAGTGATAATTGATTGTTTTGAATTCATTTTGAAAATTTTTATGTTCGCTTTTATAATTGTATTCGAAAATTGTGACCATATATTGAAATTTAAAATTTGATAGACACTTGAAGAGTGGTGGTTAGCCAAGAATCGGTGCGTGAGGCCGCTTCTTTTACAATGGATATCAGTCTTAGCGGGTAGTAAAGCTACCGGCGACACGACCCTAAAGTCGATTAATACTCCGAAGAGCCCTGAATGCCATAACCATTTAAGCCAGTGTTCATTAAGAGGTTTCTTGTAGCAGTTGTTTAGGTATAGTACGGAATTGAGTTACTAGCTCGACATCACATGACCCTCGCAAGGGATACTTTCATTAAACAAAGGTGTAAAGTTACTGTGTCTTTCGTGGCAGGGTACAGTTCGATTTCTCTATTGTACTAGGTCATATCCACGTAAATAGTAATAACTTAATCTACATTGTCAGTCTTAAATCCAACTTTTGTTAGTAATAATGTTATTTTTATATTGTTTTTGGTTTTGTTTGTTTGTTTTTGTGTTACAAAGGTTCTGACTAATATATAAATCAATACTATGGCGGTAGAATAGGGATCTTGTGCCGTAACTTTCGAGAAGTGTGAGCGAGCCCTATAATCCTTTATCGATAGATATAATCGTCAGAGGTGGGGGATTTTCC